GGCGCGTGTTGCATCGCATTTGATCGACCGCGTGCTTGGCGCGCTGAAGGCCGACGTGATACAGAACGGTGGCGAGATCAGCGACGGCAAGCGCCGGCTGGTCATCGTCACGGAACAGCGACGGAGCCTTGACCCGGTGAAGGCGTTTCCGGTTCTGGCCGAGGCCGGATTCACGGATGAGGACATGGCCGCGGTCATCGAGATGACCGCTGCAAAGGCGGAGAACGTGGTCGCAGAGCGGGCACCGAAGGGCAAGGGAGCCGCAGAAAAGCGAAAGCTGACGAAGGCGCTGGAGGCTGCTGACGCAATCCGCGTGCACGAGATTCAAAAGATGGTGGCAAGGCGCGCCTGACGCGCTCGGAGGGAACAGCAATGACGATGACGACGACTGCAGAGGCGATCGAGGCGATGATGACGGACGACGGCACGTCGATCGTCAAACCTGAGGTGGGCGCGCTGGAGGCCATCACCCGGAGCGAGGTGGCGATGCAGCTGGACAGCGCACACCGCTATCCGCGCAGCGTGAGCAAGTTCCTGCGCGAGGCATGCTCGCTCGCGACGTTCAGCGTAGAAATAGCTGAAAGCTGCATGTATTCGGTGCCGCGCGGCGGCAAGATGATCACCGGGCCATCCGTGCGCCTGGCCGAGATGTGCGCAACGAGTTGGGGAAACCTGCACGTCGGGGCCCGCGTCATTGACGCCACCGAGACGGAGGTCATCGCCCAAGCCGTGGCCTGGGACCTCGAACGCAACGTTCGTCTGACGGTCGAGGCGCAGCGAAGCATCGTTGGCAAGCGCGGGCGCTTCGACGACGACATGATCAGAGTGACCGGGATGGCTGCGATCAGCATTGCGCTCCGCAATGCCATCTTCCGGGTTATCCCTCGCGCCTACGTCCAGGCCGTCTACGACAAGGCAAGGCAGGTCGCTGTGGGCGACGCCAAGACGCTCGGAGCGCGCCGCGACGACCTGCTGGCGCGGCTCGGCAAGATGGGAGCGACCCAGGAGCGAGTGCTCGCACGGCTCGGCCTGAAGGGCCCGGAGGACATCTCGCTGGAGCACGTGGAGACGCTCATCGGTATCGGAACCGCGATCAAGAGCGGCGAGATGCAGTTGGATGCCGCGTTCCCAGAGCCCACACCGAGCACGGTTCCGACGGGTACGCCCGACGGGCGTCGAGTGAAGATGCCTGGGAAGGGCAAAGCAGAGCAACCAACGGCTAGTGGCGCCGTTGCATCCAAGGTGGCAGCGGTAGAGACGTCGAAGGCGTCCAACCCCACGAGCGCCACGGCGCCTGCCGCTGCCCCCGCGGAACCAGTGATCGACGCCGGGAAGCTCGTTCAGATGCTTCGCGAGGTCGACCCGGCGTGGGACGACCCTGACTTCGCGGCAACGGAGACGGTCGAGTCGTGGACTGCAAAGGAGCGCACCGAAGCGCTCACGTGGGCAGCCGCTGTGCTCGGCGACGGGCCGATGATCGTGCAGAGCAAGCGCCCGGCGCACACGACGATCAGCACTCGCCAGCCTGGTGAGGATTGACCGTGCAGCGCTACGACTTCGAGACATCTTCCACAGACGGCTTCAGCGTGATGGTGCCGCGAGAGGAAGGCGAGTGGGTCCGCTTCGAGGATCACGAGGCGGAGATAGCGCGACTGCGAGACGACCTGGCACGCGCAAACGAGAGCGGTGACCGCATGTTCGCGGACCTGCACGAGACGCGTCGCGAGCTGAACGAGTGGAGGAACGGATGACTGAGATCGAGAGGCTGACTGCAGAGGAACGAGCCACACTTGTCTCTGCCGCGGACAGACCATTCATGTCTGCCTATGCGCAGGCGACCAAGGCGCTGCGCATCATCGACGCGCAGGCGAAGCGAATCGCGGAGCTGGACGCTGATGTTAGTGCCGCGCATCATGCTCACGCCAACGCGGTCAATGCGAAGCAGCAGCGTATTGTGGAGCTCGAGTCCCAGCTCGTCACCCGAGACTCCCGCATCACCGAAGCCTGCGTGATCCTCGCCACGCCCGGCACGTGGAGCGACTTCGCGGCGCGGGCCAGGAAGGTGCTGACCGGTGGCTGAGCGACTGACTGACGATGAGCGCAGCAAGCTGGCGACAGCCCCAGACTGCACCGGAGAAGCGCTGGTGGCCAAAGCCCTCCGCAGCATCGACGCGCTGCAGGCCCGCGCCGAGGCGGCGGAGCGCAACCTGAACGCAGCGGTCGAGCGAGCGTCTGACATCGGGCGCGAGTGCGCGGCCCTGCGCGCGCAACTGAAGGACGGCGACGACGCAGACGCCGCAATGCGGGACCTGTGCGCGGCCCTGCGCGCGGAGGTGGAGCTGCAACGAGCCGCTGGCGTGGAACACATGCGTGAGGTGGAGCGGCTGCGGGGCATCCTGGATGTGCGCGAGCAGATAGTGGCCGCCGCCACCGATGCCCGTGTCGCCGCCGAGTCCCGCCTCGCCGCCCGCGACCGAGTTGTTGGAGAGCTGGCTGAGCGAAGCCGAAAACTACAACCGCTTCACGGTCGACGGGACATACGCCTTCCTCGCCGCCCAGCCCGCGGCGCCGGCGGATGACGAGAAGGACGCATACGACCGCGCCCCGTCATTATTGGGCAGCGGCAACGGGCAGCCCGCGGCGCCGACCGCAGTCGAGCGCGGCAAGATGATTGAGCGCATGTTCGACGACGAGGCGGCGCCTGCCTGCACCGAGGCTGAGCCAGCGATGACGGACAGCGAGCGTGACAGCTGGAAAGGCCGCGTTGCCTTCTGGCAGCACACCGCAGAGAACGTGGCCCACGAGCTGGAAGTGAAGACCCGCCGCACCGAGGCCTGCGGCTGATGCTGGTGTCACGACGGCCACCCAGAGCAGTGCTGTAACAAGGAGGCTGCCAAGTGAGCGAGACGCGATACGTGCACCCAGCGCTAATGGGATTTGATCTGCGCCGTCCGCTGCGCGAATGGGATGAGGCCATCCGTGCTTGGGAGGAAAAGCAGGAACGACAACGTCAGTCCGAACTCGCGCGCCGGGAGGCTGCCAAGTGAGCGACATCCCCCGCCGCCCGCAGCTCACTCTCGAAGAGGAACGAGCCCAGCCCGCGGCGCCGCCCACCACCATCGAGGTACACAAGGGTGACCTCTATCCACATCCGGCCTATGTCGCGGCTAGCGCCCGCGGCACGCTCCGTGATGAGCTCACGCGGGACCGGTTGCTGTGCTCGTTCGCCGAGCGGGCGGTGCTGGATGCGTGTCAGCTGATCCCGGAGCATGAACTGCAGAATCTGTCGGAATCGAGGGTGAAGTGGCGCCGAGAGCTGGCCACAGCGCAGCTCGCGCGCCGGGGACTGAAGCCGTGAGATACCCCATCGATCCAGTTCCCAAGCCGCGCATGACCCAGCGCGATCGCTGGAAGAAGCGCCCGTGTGTGATGCGCTATCGGCGCTTCAAGGATCAATGCAGAGCGCATCGTGTGGTTATGCCGCAGCCGTGCAAGGTGGTGTTCTACATGCCAATGCCGTCGGGCTGGTCGAACCGCGAGCAAGAGGCGCTTTGGGACAAGCCGCACACGCAGACGCCTGACCTCGACAACCTGCTCAAGGCCCTGTGCGACGCGGTGATGCTGAACGACTCCAAGGTCTGGAGCGTGCGCGCTGAAAAGCGCTGGGCATACCAGGGCGCAATCGAGATCGTTCCGGTGGAGGAGGACACATGACGATGTTCGAGCAATTCGAGGAGATTCGGCGGCGCGTGGCAGCGCTAGAGGCGCGCATCAATAGGCCGCTGCCGTCCGCCACGACTCTGGTGCGCTCGACAGCACCATCTCCGGACTACCGCAGCGAGCTCCCCGCGGAGCCCGAGACGGGCGATGAATGCTGCATGGGCGGCAAGCGCACCGAGCGATGGTGCAGGACACGGCGATCGGAGTCCGAGCGGCGCGTGCTCGATGCCGCCCGCAAATTACTGGAGTCCTGGGAAGATCACGAAGCCTTCCCGGACCAGGGCGACTTGCCTGAGGAGTACGAGCTCTGTCTCGCCGCTGCAGACCTGAGGGCAGTCGGTGTCGACGCGGAGCTCGCGCGCCGGGAGGGTGTCGAGGAAGTCTAACCGTCAGTTTTACGCTGCACGCGACCACACGCGGGGAACCGCATCGCGAAGCAGCGTTGCCATTGAAAGGCGTTCTGGGTGGCGCAGTGCCACCCGCACGCCGAGTGAAAGGAACGAACATGCAACGGTTTATTGTATTGGCCGCGTTGGCGGCATGTGCGCTGGCGTGCGGAGCGCCCGATCAGGTTCAGATCAGCGAAGACGGATTCAGGTCGATCGAGACCGATGGCTTCGACGCCACCATCACGGCTGAGGACGATCCAAACGTCGAAAAGATCTTCATGCCCAACAGCTACGGGCACGAGAACAGCTTCACCAAATGCAGCAATCCCTTCAACGGCGACTGCATGGTGCCCGACACTCGCAGCATCGTCATCTCGGCGCATCGGTTTACATGTTCCGAAACTGCATTCAAAAACGCAGTTCGCGATGCTGCTCTTTACATGGCTGCCGTAGCCAACGCTGAAGGCTGGAACGTCCAAACACAGATGCTGGAAACGAATGCGACAGGCAGCTCGCATTGGATCATCAAGTGCGCCAACAACGGCCCTCCCGGGCAAGCAGGCGTCACCAGCATCAGCGAGAGCATCGGGTTTCTGTGGGACTGCCACGACACTTCCCGCGGGCACTTGTGCCAGTACAAGCGAGCCACGTCCGTCATCAACGAGAACATCATCAAGGCTATGGCGCCTTGGGGCACTGCGACGGCCGCGCAGCGTGCGAATATCTCTGCCAACATCGCCAAGCACGAGGCTGGCCACATGTTTGGATTTGGGCATCCAGCCGCGAACGGCACGACGTTGATGAACAACGGCGGTGGCTCCACGCTCGATTCATTCTGGACATCTACCAAGGTGTTCACCCAGGACGAGCGCGACCAGCTCGACTGCTACAACGAGACGAGCGGGACCGGCTCGAACTGCTGAGGCCATTTCGCGCTGCGGGCGCGCGCAACCCATGGCGCGCCCGCAGCGGAAGCCCTTCCTGGCGCTCTGTCTGCGCGGCATCGGGAGACGCCCGCTCCCGGCTCGGACAGAGGCTAAGAATGGCCTCGGAAAGGTCCGTCCCAATGAATACCCGTACTATCGCTGCCTTCTTGGCAGCGCTGATGTTTGCTTGCGGAGATGTGCCAGCTGATGGCGAGCCGGAGTTCGGGGTTGCACGAGAGGGCATCTTTGCTCCCGTTGCTCCAGGAGGAGGCAACGCCCAGATCTTCGGCGTGAAGGACAATCTGTCTAGCTGCACTGCTCAGCAGCCTGCAAACTCGCCGCCGTGCTACATCCTGCGAGGAGACCCCGTCTTTTCAATCCAGAATCAACGCTGGCTCGGCGCGAAGCTGGGCAGTGGCTGGCACGCGGCATCTCTTCCGTACGTCACCCCAGCCTTTAATACGGTCATGACGCAGCTTCCAACCAGCTCTGGGACGATCCAGGGCTCTTCTGCGCAAACGGTGAATCTGTACAGCCCGCAGGCAGGCGATGCCCCCGAGATCATCATCGATAACGTTGATCTGCCTGGCAGCGGATCGAGCGCGTTCGTGCCGTCGTTCGTAAAGATTATTCCTCAAGGCGCCATCAGCGGGGACTTGCAAGAGTTCCCGGCCAAGCCGGGGACATGGCGAATGTACGAGCGTTGCGTAATCCAGATCGATTACACCGGACTGATCAACCAGGTGACGCCAGCTCTGGCTGCAGCTGGCGAGGCCAACGCACCTCTTGATCAACTACTGAAGCAGGCTATCGGCAAGGGCATGCTCGCGTGCATCGGGCTCGGCAACACGAACGGACCCATCGTCACGAACAACACGCAGTACACGCACAACTCATTCACACGCAACGTGTACAACGGCACGCGCTACTTCACGCGGCTGGAGCGGTGCTTGGCGCACTACGGTTGTGCGCAAGGCAATTGCGACGACGACGCCGCGGTGAACTTCAGCCAGCTGAACTCCGGAAGCTTGAGCCTCTGCGGCCCGGACTGATGATCTAACGACGCGCGTGGCATTGGGAGCCACGCGCGTCGCAGTCTGGTCTACTGACCCCAGACTCCAATACCGATGCGCAGCTCAGCTACCGTGACGGCGTTGGCCCTGATCAAAGCCGTCACGCGAGCGTACTCAGACCCGTCGGGCGCAATTGCTGCAAGCGTCGCAGCATCCGGCTGCATGTTGTCAGACGTGACAACGCCCTGGTCATCAGTGACCAGTCCGGCTGCAGGTCCCTCGCTCAGAACGCTACCGGATACAGGCTGCACCCGCACGCCTGAAGCTGGTTGCCCGTCACAGCCTAGAGCTTTGAGCACGAGGGAGCCTCGCTGCGTATTCACAATCGATTGTGACGAAGCCATCGTGAGCCGTTGGCCATCAACCTCGAGCTGGCCATCGGGTGTGCCAATCATGGGCCCCCCGAGCACATAGTTCGTCTCGACGAATCCAGGCGCTGTGAAACGCAGCACCCCGTCGAACCCGAACGGGAACGAGAAGACCAGATCTCGATCGCCGCTGACCTCGAAGCACTGCCCGGCGTCGTTCACGCACTTCGGCAGTTCCTCTGGGCAACCAGGGTCACCGCAGACATTCACCGTGAGATCGGGTACCGCTGCGCCATCAGAGTCGGCAACTGGCAAGGTGTATTGGACTCGACCAGTCTCTCGATCTGCCATCTCCGGCTCATCCCCGACGCAATACCATTGGTCGGTGGGGAACTCCCCGTCAGTATCCTTGGCTCTGCATGCCGCAAGCAGCACCACCCCCATCAAGAGCATTCCGGTTTTCATGGCCCTCAGGCTTACGCGTTCCGCGCCGGATATCCATGCTGCGCGGATGACTAGAACTCCCCGAGCACCTGCACCAACGCTGGCTTGGCACCAGGAAATCGCACCGGAGGCTCGCCGACGAGCAGGCGAATGCGGCGCCCGTGGAATCCCTTAACGCGCCACAACTCAAGGCCGTTGCTCTGGCGGCGCACCAGGTGGGCCCGCGCCGAGAGCTGCGCGAGCTCGGCGCGCTCGCGCTGGAGGTCGCTATCGGCGGGGAGACGCATCAGGCGCCCGTAGTCGCGGGCCGCGCTCTCCGTGATGTACCAGGGGCCCTCGAGCGGCGGCGTCGACATCTCCCGGGTCGATACACGCGGGCGCCATTGGCGCGAACACTGAACGTCCGAAGAGTCGTATCACGTGATGGCCGCGAACGTTGGCACTGCCCCGCTGTAGAAGGTGACTCTGAGCTGCCCAGCGGCGCCGGTCGCGCCGGTGTTTCCCACGGCTGCCGCCGTGACAGTGCTCAGCTTCACAGCGCCGCCGCCGCCCGCGCCGGGCGTCGCGCTCGCGTCGCCATTGCTAGCAGCGCCCGCGCCGTTGATGCCAAGCGCGCGCCCACCGCCGCCGTACATAGATGGCCCACCCGCTCCGCTCGCGATGGCAGATGCTGCAGCGCTGGCCGCCATCATCATCAGACCGAGCCCGCCCTGCCCTCCGTTGAACGCCTCGGTTGCTCCCGATACGGCACCGCCCGCGCCGCCGGCTGCCGTGCGAAACGTGCTCGCTGCAGCCGCCGCTGCATCGGCCACCCCGGTCCCGCCACCGCCGCCGCCAGCTGAGATTGCCACAGCGCCCGCGCCGTAGTTGAACGTGGTTGTCCCGCCCGTGCCTCCGTTGCCTCCAGCATTGGAACCGGCGGTTCCGCCACCGCCGATGGCCCCTGTCATCGCGCCCGAGATGATCGCCCCGCGGAACTTGAACCCCGCGCCGGCTCCGCCCCCGCCACCGGCCGCGCCCTTGAAGTTCGTCTCCGGGTCTACACCGCCCCCGCCTCCGCCTCCGGCACAACCCTCGACTTCGTACCATGTCGCATCCGAGGGCGGCGTGATCGAGTAAGACGCATCCGCGCCGAAAGCGTAGCTGACTTGGGGGACTGGCGCGGGGCCGGCCGCGATCAGCGCGTTGATCGTGATTGCAGTGGGCCGAGCACTGCCGCCGCTGATATTGGCTAAAACCCGGTTGTTGCTGATAGCGGGCAACAGTGCGCGAATCTCGGTTTCGTTGTTCGCAGCGTCATCCGTGCCCGTGAAGTCAATTTCGTTCGCGGACGTGCCCGGGCTGACGAAGTTGGTAGCTCCGCGCTGGGTTTGCGCCGTGCCGTTCATCCGCAGCTCGTTGCTCACGGCCCCCGGGATAAAGAGCCACTGCGTATTGCTGCCGAACGCGCCATACATGAACACTCCGGTCATCTGGCGCTGGCAAAGAAAGTCGATGAACCCGGGGTTTCGAATGCCGGTGGGCGTGGTCGTCGAATTGATGATCGTTCCCGCAAAGGCCGTGCTGCTGGCGGTGAAAACGAACCAGAATCCCTCGGGCTTGGCAGTGAAGCCGTCGATCGACCATGCTCCGACCGGAGCAGTGATGGCGACGCGCCCGCCGCACTCCAGCGTCGAGATGTCGACTACTCCCTGCGCGCCCGTGATCGCGTTCAGAATTACGTCGCTGGATGTCGGCGCGAATCCTCCCGTCGCACCCTGTGGCCCCGGCGGCCCTGGCTCGCCATCGGCGCCGTCTGCGCCAGGAGGGCCAGGCGCTCCTGGTAGGCCCTGTGTCCCGGTCGCACCGGTCGCACCGGCAGCGCCAGCTGTTCCCGGCGGTCCAGGATCTCCGTCGGCGCCGTCAGCACCGTCCGCGCCTGGGGGGCCCTGGGCACCGGCAGCGCCTGCCGAACCGGCGAATCCCGTCGCTCCCGTCGCACCCTGTGGCCCCGGCGGCCCTGGCTCGCCATCGGCGCCGTCTGCGCCAGGAGGGCCCGCCTGAATCGATTGCCACGTCGGCGGGTTTCCTGGACCGTTGCTCGTGAGAACCTGCCCCGCGACGCCAACTAGGCCCCCTAGCTGCCATGCGCCGGTGAGCTCGATCTCTAGGCGTTCGGTGCCGCCCGTCGAAAGGATGACGCCAGCTCCGGCTGTTGCCGTCACTGTCGATGTCGTGCCAGCCGACCCAGACGACAGCTGAGAGAGCACGGTGCTCGAAATCGCGATGAATCCGGTGACATTTATCGAGAAGTTGGTGCTCGACCGGATCGTGCCAGCTCCCGGCAACGCACCCACCACTCCGAACCCGATGAACTGGCCTGCCTCGATGTGGGGGTTGCTCGCTCCAGAGCTGGGATTGATCGCCAGGGATGCGTCCCAGCCGAGAGTGGGTCCCGTGGCTCCGATGGGGCCTGCCTCGCCGTCGTTTCCGTCTGCCCCCGGCGGCCCCGGAGCACCAGCTGCTCCGGCTGCACCAGTCGCGCCCGTTGCTCCGGCGGGCCCTGGTGGACCGGGCATGCCTTCCGCACCATCAGCGCCGTCAGCGCCCGGAGCTCCTTGGATACCGGCTACGCCAGTTGCTCCGGTAGCGCCCGACTGGCCCGGCACACCCTGCTCTCCGGTCTCACCAGGGTCGCCCTGCTGCCCCGGGACGCCTTGGGCACCGGTCGCACCGGTAGCGCCTACCGCGTCGAGCTCGGCCTCGTTGGTGCCCGCCCAGACGGTGAAGCCAACCCCGCGGAAGCGCTTTGCGCCCACGAAGAGCGGCGGATCGTCATCGCCTGTCGGTCCCGGCAAGGTTCACCTGCCGGCGTTACGCGACGAGTTCTGAACTACCGGAGCCAGTGACGATCGCTACGCCCGTATCAGCAGACACTGACAGCTGGACGATCTCCGTGCCCGTGATCACCACGTTCGGGTAGAGGATGAACGTGCCAGCTCCGGCTGGAATCGGGTAGCGAATCACACGAGTGCCCGCCGCATCCGTGCCGATGCTGAGGATGATGTCCTTCGCGAGGCCTGCAGACGGCTGCGAGACGATGAGGGACTCGAGCTTGGTGTCTTGCCCCGTGGTGTTCGTAAAGACCGTGGCTGCCGTGGTGCTCGCCGCGGTTGGACCAAAGAGTCTCCGTCGCTTTGCCATGATGTTCCTTCCGTTACCTCAGTACCGAGCCGCAGCGGTTGCAGGCCACTTGGCCCGGCGTGTATGCAATCTCCGAGCAGCGCGCGCACGCGCGGATGGGCGCAGGCGTGTTGGCCCATGCGTCGCGCGCACGCTGGCGCGCCTGCTCTCGCCGGTGCTCGTGCCAGAGCTCGCTCCCGAGCTCGTAGGCGCCGAGCACGATGGCCTTGGCGAGCGCGACGTAGCTCACCGCGACTCGATCCACTTCTGGATGATCGGGATTAGCCACTCCAGCAGCGGGTAGACTGCTGCGATGCCGACGACAGCCCCGCCCTTCTTGACGCCATGAGGAATCACTGGCGCGCGGCGCTCGACCTCCGTGATGCGAGGAGCATGGTCGGTCATGACGTACGTTCGGAGCTGGCCGAGCTCCGCGCGCGTCAGGGCGCATTCCTTGTGCACGACCGTGAGATGCGAGCTCACCGCGCCGATCTGCTCGCTCAGGTCGCGCATCGTGGGCACGTACTCGGATGTCAGCGGGATCGGATCCGAGTCGACGGGAACGTCGAAGTCGTCCGCTGGCGGGTAGGGCTGCCGCGGGATGTCCACCAGCCTGCGCTGGCGAGGTGGCGGGGTGCGGCCGCTCACTGGGGACCTCCGTCAGACCCCTGCTGCGCCTGGCAGTTTTGGAGACGTGCCACCAAATTTGCAACGTCGTGCCCGTTCACCGCGAACGGGTCATCGGGCAGCCTCTCGACCGCGGCGAGCTTGCACTGCACGAGCGCCGATGAGCCGCAGCCACCGAGCGCGGTGATGGCGAGGCAGGTAGCGAAAACGGTTCGAACGAACATGGCGGGTCTCCTTGGTCACGGCGCGAACGGGTCAATGCAAGCGGCCTGGGTGCTTGCGAGTGGGTCGTCGTCTGTCTCGGGAACGAAGCATCCGCAGTCCCAGCGAGCGCAGATGGCTTCGAGCAGGTCTGCGTCGAGTCGGTATGTGGCACCCGCATGGTCGTTGCGGCGTCGCAGCACGTGCTGCGCGATCTCGTGCACGAGCACGCGACAGTTCGTCTGTGGGCCCATGGGCGCCTTCAGCGCGATGCGCGTGGAGTCCCAGTCGGCGCCCGTGGTCCACCCATTCCTACCAGCCATGGCCTCGGGGGACTTCTGGCGCACCCAGTGGTGGGCGTTGAACGAGACGTCGAGCGGCAGGCACGTTGCGGACCGAATGCGCTGGAGCGCGCATTCCAGCGCGGGACTGAGCTCGGCTCCCTCGCCAGCCCACCACCAGAAGGTGAGCGGATTGGCGTTGGTGCCAACGGCGCCCATGAGCGCCTGGTCCCGCGACCCGATCGGGTCCGGAATATCCGACGCGCATGCCCAGAGCAGCATCGCGATGGCAAGGAGTAAGCGGGGCATGGTCACACGAAGACGTCGAGTTCGGCGTGCAGAAGGAGCAACTCGGCGCGCGTGCGCCGGTAGATCTTGAAGCGGGCCCGGTGCTGGTCCGCCTTGGCGCCGTAGAACAGCCGGCCCCAGTCGCGCGTGAGCGCATTTGCCACCGTGAGCTGGTTGACGCGGGGCAGAGCGTCCACCAGGGCGACGAGGCGCTTCACGAGCGTCAGCGTCGTCGGCGCGGAGGTGGCGGCATCGAATTGCGAGATGCGCGCCACCTTGCGCCTAAAGTGGACCGTTGCCGCGGGCATCAGCTCATCTCGCGGCGCGCCTGTCGGTTCTGGGAAGAGACGCGGCGCTGCAGGGGGCTCGTGGTGTCCTGCAGGTCGGACACGCTGAAGCCGCCGGCCGCCAGGTGCTCGAGCGCAGCCTTGCGCCGCTCAGCGCGCGCCAGCATGTGCTTGAACGTGGCGTCGGAGTGCCGGCGCAGGTCGTCCTCCACGGTTTGAGGCGAGGCAGGCGACGCCGCGGTGGGCGCTGGCTGCGTGTGCTCATCGCCCTTGGCCTTCTGGGCCGCGGCGCGATTGAAGCCCGGCACGAGCTCGTTGAGGGCCCTGCGGTCGACCTGCTCGCCGACAATGCCGGCGAGCACATCCATCCGTGGCAGCCCCTGGGTCGTCCAGTGGTCGTTGTTGGCCGGGTCGAGTTGCCCGAGCGCGGCGCGAAGCGTGGCGGCGTCAGCCATCAGCCGTCTCCCAGGATCGCGTGGATGAGGTTGAGCTGACCCCGCACGCGGACCGAGGCGTTGGCGCTGATCGAGGCGTCGACCACGGTCATGTTGAAGTTGAGGTTCAGGTTGCCCGCCGTGTTGTCGAACAGCGTCACGTTGTTCGTCTGAATCACGCCCGCGGCGACGAGCGAGCCCGCCGCGATGGTGCCTCGCGTCTTCGGCGTGATGCCAGCCACTGCCGTGTAGGCCGTGGACTGGATGACGTCGATCTCGTTGCCGCTCAGCGTCGAGTCGGCGGTGGCCGCGGTGCCGAAGCTGTGGTTACCGGTGAATCCTGCGATCAGTCCGACACCGCCGACGTCTTGGATGATGACGTTGCTGACCGCCGTGAGCAGCGCCCAGTTGCCCTTCGGCACCTTGGCGATGGCCTTCGACGCGAACGCGATCGCTGCACCCGGGTCCGTGATGGCCAGGATGAAGTCGAACGGGATGACCTGCACGAGCGGTGGCAGGCCCTTCAGGCCCACCACCTTCGAAACGCGAGTTTCGCCCTTGCTCACCTTACGACTCCGTCGTGATGAGCCGCGCCACCGGGATCTGCTTGCGCTCCTTCGCGGAGCGAGACCAGTTGGCCGCGGCCGCGAGCTCGGCGTTGGTCACGCCACCGGCTCCCGCGGGCGTGCCGATGAACCGGTAACCCTTGGGGTGGAGGCACCAGCGCACGCGGTTGAAAACCACGTTCTGCCCGCCGCCGTTCGCCGCCTCGGGGAAGCGCCCCATCTCGAAGGCGTTGTCCGGCGTGCCCACGCCGCGCCGCGTGCAGCCCGCACCCATGAAGTAGGTGTGGTAGACGTTGCCCGCGCCCTTGGTCATCTCGTCGTTGACGATGATCGGGCGGCCCCGATACGACTTCGGCTGGCCCGGCGTCGAGTCCTTGATGACGTCGAGCAGGTCGTTCTTCTCCATGGTGCGACGCACCACGGAGTGGGTCACCAGGTAGCCGAGGTCATCCTCGGCGTCGCCCATGAGCCCCAGCGTGTCGATCGCGTTTTCCGCGGTGAAGTTCGTAACGCCCTGGCTGAATACGCCGCCGTTGCTGCGGTCTAGCGTGAGGTCAAACTGCGTGTGCGTGTCGCTGCCGCCGGGGGCCAAGTCGTTGTCCGCGAACACGCCGAGCCACATCGAGAGCCACATGGCCTGGCGCCGAAACGCCCAGTATCCGCCCAGGTCGTTGAGGATGGCCTGCAACGGGTCGCTCTGCCGCAAGTTCAGATACTTGCTGAGCTGGCTCGCGCTCCACCAGTTCGCGCGTTCGGTGCGCACGGCCTCTTCGATGTGCGACGTGATGTTGAGGGGCACCGCCGCAGCCGTGCCGCCCGAGAACTGGACGCCGTCGGTCTGCGTGATGATCTTCTCGACCTGGGTCCGGTCGAGCGAGTCATAGCGCGGCCCGGTCCACTTGATGTTGCCTTCGCGCTGGAGCCAGTCGTCGAGCTCGGCGTCGTCCACGACGATCGGCGAGTTGTCGATGCCGCTGAGGCGCTTGGTCTCTTCGACCAGCCATTGCCCGAAGACTTGGGGGTTTCCGATGACGTCCGAGAGTTGGGTCGTAGCCATGAGGGCATGACTCCTGTTGGGTTAGGAGCCAGCTCTGCCATCACGACCCAAGCTAGCGGGTATGGTCCGCTGCCATCACGACCCGCGGATGCACCGGATCGTGCAACACGGGACCGTCACTGTCAAATCAACACGCCTGCGGCGGCCTTGTACTGCTTCGCGAGCTCGGGGTTCTCCGTCTCGATCCGCATCTGCTCGGTGCGGTTCTTGGACCCCTCTTTCCACGGATTCGTGCCGGCGGGGAGCCGCGAGCCGTTCCCCGGGTTGGCCCCGCCGCCCTTGCTCGTGCCCCAGAAGTAGCCCTGCTTGGTCTGCACCTGCTTGAGCAGGCCCGCCACATCGAGCCCGCTCGGGTAGCCGGCGCCGTCCTTGCTCTGCACCTTGCCGTCTTCGGTGACTTCGAGCACGCCCTCGAGCACGGCGAGCAGCCCGCCGCCGTCGGCGTAGGACTCGGGCAGGGCGCCGCTGGCGAGCGCCGCCTCGCGGATCGCCGAGTGCACCTTGGTGCGCCGCTCGCGCGCCTCGTACTCGGCCACCTTGGCCTCCGTTGCGGTGAGCTTCTCGGTCGCCTCTGCCAGCTTGCGCTCGAACGGCTTCTTGGCGGCTTCGAGCCGTGCCGTGACGCGCTTCTCGAGCTCGCCCTCGTCGAGCTTGCCCTTTGACGCGAGCTCCAGCTCCTCGACGCGATCGAGCTGCGCCTGGATGTCCTCCGGCTTCTTGTCGCCGAAGAGCGTCTTGAACGGTCGGAGCAGCTTCAGCTCGCCGTGGTACGTCTTGGCGTTGTTGCGCTCGGTCTCGAGCGCCTTGCCGTAGCTGGTGCGGTCCTCGGGCGTGTAGCCCTTCACGCCAGTGAGCAGCCACTTGCCGTCACGCTGCGTGTAGAGGGGGTGGTAGGCCTTATCCAGGCCGTCGAGTGCGGTCAGTTCAGCTTCGAGTATTGTCATTGGGTCGTGTCTCCTCGGCTCGCATCTGAGCCATTGATCTCAACAGCAGCAGGCCCTCCAGGTTCGCCCCGTCGGGTACGCCGTCTCTGACCAACTCACGACCGGCTGCCTCGACATCGTCGAGCGAGGGTTGGTCGCCAAGCCTTTGCATGGTGCGCAACATCTCCTCGTTGAACTCGTCGAGCGTCCTCATTTGAGCAACCCTAGCACCTCTTCGACCATCTTGTGGGCGACGGGCTTGTTGGCTTTGAGCCACTCTCGGTCGTGGTGGTATGAAGTGAAAGATTCTGCCCAGAATTCATAGCGATTGGCCGTGCCGTATCGGCTCGGTGCGCCCTCCGGTGGAGTCGCCGCAGTTGGCAGTTCATTGCGGGCGGAACGGCCCCGAGCTTGGGGCGCCGCTTCCCGGTACGCGCGCGCCACTACGTTATCGACCTTAGAATTGAACCCGGTCGACATGTGGATGTGGTGGCCGTACTCGTGGGTGACGGTTCGCGCGAACGCCTCCTCCCTGGTCTTTGCCACGTCCGCCGTCGTGAAGACACCGTCTGATAGTGCGGCTCCCTGGGCAGGCAACTGGGTTGCGAGTTGGAGAACCGCCCCTTGGGGCGAGTAAATCCCCTCAGCGGTTACGGTTTGGCCGTAAGCCTCGACTTTGATACCGCTCGCCGCGTGGATCTCGAGCACGCCCAGTGGGCCCGTGCTCGGAGGGCGGATCTTGCCGATGGTGTCCGCCGCGATCCGGACGTACTTGGGATCCACATCGCCGCTCATCGCAATCGAATGCGCGTGCTGCCCAAGATCAGCGATTGCTTTCTGCGATGCCGCTTGGGCGTCTCTACGTGCTCGGTCCTGTGCGACGCGCGCATCCTCGATTCTGCGTAGTTTCTCTGCTTCGAGCTCCGCCGCCCTGCGCTTTCGCTCCGCTTCTCGCGCAGCCTTCTCGGCGCGTCGCGCGCGCTCCTCCGCCTCCTCCACACGCCGGCGGTCCTTGGCCGCCTCCGAGGCACGGCGCGCTGCCTCCGCGCGCTCGCGCTCGGCTCGGTCGTCTCCCGCCATCCCCGCGCGATTGAACGCCTCGCGGTTGCGGGCGCGCAGCTCGTCGAGCGTGAGCTCGTCGCCATCGCGGTTCACGAACTTGTCGAGCTTCAGGCCGCCCTCACGGAACAGCTTGCCCCGGGTCGGTCCGAGGATGTCGTCCTGGATCTCCGCGGGCTGGCGCGAGAGCCACTCCTGGTAGGTCGTGCGCGCTGGCACCTGCCCGGTGAGCTCGCGCATGCGGCGCCGGCTGAATTCGTCGAAGGACTTCTTGTGGCCCCGCGGCAGGTCGTCGCGCGACTTGGGTGGGCCGGCCCATCCCTGGGCGGCGGCGTACTCGCGGAGCATCTGCTTCTCGGTGCCCGCCTTGAAGGGGCGCTCACCCACGACCTCGCCATCGATCACGCCGACCCGAATCGAGCGGCAGGCCACGTGGAGCGGCGGAATCGGGCCCTTCCCGACCGGGTATTGCTTCCCGTCCTCAGCGCGGCACACGGGTGTCGTGCGGGCGTCCAGCGTGGCCACGAGCTGCTCGACGGAGAACAGGTCCGAGTTGGCCTGCAGGAACTCTTGCTGGGCCGCGTTGCTGACGTGGTTGATGACGGTGCGGGTGACGGCGTCGACCTGGGCCCGCGTGACGTTCATCGCTCCGCGCGCGCCGAAGACGCGCGCCGCGATGTCGCGCGAGCTCTCGCCCGCCACCATGCCGATCCGGATCTGCTGGTGGATGCGGGTCAGGTCGGCGCGAGACGTCGAATCGGCCCACTCCTTGAGGAATTTGCCCTGGAACGGGCGCGTCGTCGCCAGCGCGCGCAGGGTGGCCGGGCTGGGCTGAACCAGGTCTAGCTCGACGGGCAGGATGCTGGTCAGGGCCCCCGCCACGAACATCGGCTCCTCGAGCGCCACGTCCACGGCGACCCGCGACCACTCCTCGGTCACGTCGTTCCAGGCGCCCGATCGCTGCTGGTCGATGGCGCGTTCGAGCTCGCGCAGGCGCCGCAGGCTGGAGCCGTTGATGCCCGTCACCTTGCCGAGCCGGCGCTCCACCTGCTTGCGCAGGTCAGCCCGCGTCGCGTCGAGCAGGGAATTGACCTTGCGCGCGACGCCGCTGCCGTACCTGAGCAGGTCGACTTGATGCCTCACCGAGGCGTCGAAGAAGTCCTCGTTGTAGGTCACTCCGCCGCGTCGTCCTCTTCCTCGTCGTCGTCACCCGGCTTGGGCGGAGGCATCGGGAGCAGATCGGCCATCGTCTCCAACTCGGAACGCTTCTCCTTCTGGTAGTCCTCCCATGTCGGTGCCGCCGGGAAGCCATGCGCCACCTGCCAGTCGTAGATCGACTTGATGGTGATGGGACCGTTCAGCACGGCTGTTTGCACCAGCTTCAGAAGCTCGTCAGCCTTGAACTCGGGCGTGCCGAACTTCTTGTTCGGGATGACCTTGATCTGTTCGACCTCCGCGGGAGAGTGGCCGAGCCACTTGGCGAGGATGCGCAGCATCCTCTGCAGGCCCTCGGCGCACATGTCGGCGATATCGTTTAAGCTGGCGCCCTTGCGGCCCGTGCGCTCGGACAGCGCGTCGCCGCTCTCCCGCTGCTTGCTGTTGTCGGAGAGGAGCTCGCCGGCATTCTTCGCACAGAGCGCCTGGTCATTCTCGATTGCTGCGCGCGTCTCGGCCAGCCCCTGGCTTTCGACGCCGATAAAGTACGCCTTGGCGTCTGGATTCTGCAGCGCAATGTGCGCGCCTGCACCAACGCTCTTGACCTCGTCCTCCGACGCGCCGCTGGTCACGAGGGTGTCTTGTCCGCACATGTGCAGGTGCTGACGGTAGTCCGCGTCCATGCGGTAGAGCGCGAGCACGCGGCGCACCAGATCGATGAGCGGCGGCGGCTCGATTCTGGTCGTGAGCGACTTCGGACTGACGAACACGAACGGGATCTCATCGAGCGGCTTCAAGCGCACGTTTGGCTGCTCCAGCGAAGTTGGGCTGAACGAGATCGAGCCTTCGACTTTTCCTGCACGGTAGGTGCCGGTGGCCTCATTCTGGGCGAGCTTGCCGAGCCAGAGCACGCGGTAGTAGCACTTGTGCTCCCACCCCAGATCGGCAGTGCGCTCCCACGTGCTTTCGTCGAGCACGACCAGGTTGAGCTTGCTGCGCGGCAGATCCTTGCCGCCATCGTCCCAGTTGATGATCTGTTCGGTCTCGTAGAGCTCGATGTATGGCTGCGGCGCTGCCGTCGTTTCTTCACCCCCCGGCAAGTCACCGATGAGGCCTAGGCGCCCCGTCTTCATGGCCTCTACGTGCATGCTTCGAAGCAGCTGCGTCAGGGTCTCGCCACCGAACGTGGCCGGCCGGTTCTCACCGAATAGGCTCTCCAGTGGACCGAGCTCGAACTTCGTCGGCCCGTGCCAGAGCAGCCCGAGGAACAGATCAATGGCATTGGAGAAGAACCCTCCCATGAGCGCGCGGTCGCGATAGGCCTCGTAGTTGGCCTTGCCGATCTCCGGCTTCTCCTTCATGTCGATGAGCTGGCCCTGCGTCGGTGGCAGGTAGCGCTTGCCCCCGTCGCGGCACACGACCGCGCTCTGCCCCTCGTAGACGTCGCGGCACGCCTGCCAGTCGCGAACGTGCTTCGTGTAACTCGGATGCTTACTGTCTACCGCCATGTGACTCTGCCTTCGCCGCGCTGGCGGCTCAAACCTGATCTGTCCGCGTCTCCCGCGGGCCCCGCCACGCGCCCGCTCGACACTGCGCCAAGCGTTGCTGCCTTGCAGCGGTAGCGAACCTCGTCCTGGAGATGATCCTCGGTGTCGCTGTTCACGTCGTCGGGGTCGCGTTCGATGTCCCGCTGCGTCGTCGGAAACAGGTCCTGGAACTTCAGGCAATTCTTGGTCACGAACAGGCCCGGGTGCTCGCGCATCCCCTCGGGGCCGGGCTTGGCGTTGCCGAGCATGGTGCGCACGCGCTCCCAGCCCGTGACCCGGCTGTTGTCCGCGCGCGTGAACGTGGGACCCTTGAACTGCGTGCCCTGTACCCGAACCATCTGAGACATGGTCGTGGCGATGCTCTTGCCGTCGGTCTCGGTGAAGATCGATGGGTCGGCGGGTCCGGGCAAGCACCGCTCGTTGATGCCCATCGCGAGCTCGCGCTCGATGATGCCCTCGGCTATCTGATGCGAATGCAGCTTCAGACCCACGTTGTGCTCCTCGGGCTCTGCGCCGTACCACTCGTTGAAGCGGAACAGGTCTCCGCGCACCGTCGCGAGCACGTTTCCAGCGCTGTCGACGTAGTCTGAACCGTCGCTCTGCGCCCACCAGCCCACGCTGAAGGGGTGCGAAGAGCCCCAGTCGAAGCTCCGGTCGATGCGCCACCCCGCCGGCACCTTGAACGTCTCGACGACGTGGAACGCTGGATCCCAAAGGTCATCGAACATCCCTCCCGCCGTGGCGTCCCACGAGCCGCGTAGCCACGCCTTCAGGTAGTTCGGGTTCCCCTTGCACGCGGCAATGAGCTTCTTCTCGTAGTCCGGGTCTGCCGCGAGTAGGATCTTGTTTTCGCGCAGGTGCCCGAAGATCGCGCACCGTTTGAGCCCGCTGTCGGGGTCCAAGATGATCCGCGTGTGGTTCGAGCCGCCAAGAGTGAATCGCCGTTTCACTACGCCATGCCCGGGTCCGAGCGGATTCGCGGTTGACCGCACACGAGCTATCCTGGCCACCTCCGGATGCGAGCTGCGGACAATGCCAAAGAGCTTCAGATAGAGCTCCAGCGTTGCCCAGGTGCAGAGCTCCTCGAACGCGAGCCACCCAACCTGCCAGCCATGGTAGTGCTGGTAGTCTTTGAGACGCTCGGCGTACCGGAACATGAGCAGCTCGCCGTCGGGGAAGCGAATCTGCGGCGGCTTGTCGGTGAATTTCGCCCCCGGGAACGCAAGCATGCAGAGCTCGCGCGCCCGGTCGATTACGTCCTTCAGCTCGGGATAGGTTCGCCGGAATAGGATGCCGCGCCAGGCCTTGCCGTAGCCGCGCCCGACGTCCTTCAGAAAGTCTGCGAGCAGCGCGTCCGTTTTGCCGGGGCCGCGCGTGCCGTGATACAGCACCTCGAAGATCGGGCAGGCGAGGAACAGCTTCTGCGAGCCGTCCTGGGCCACCCAACGCGAGGGCTCGAATGGTCGCTTCATTCACCTTCGGTGCCCTCTGGCGCGTCCGCCACGTGGCCCTTTGCGTGTGCACGGTCGAGTTCCTGGACGGCCTTGCTCCAGTCTTCTAGCGCCGCAGTGCCCGGTATGATCACGCAGCCGCCGCGCGCGTTCACGTCGACCTCTGACTTCTGCCGATACTCGTGCTCGTAGCGCTCCAGGAACTTCTCCCGCAGGCGCGTCTCGAAGACGCGGCGCTCTCGAACGAGGTTCCCTTCCGCGTCGTAGTACTTGTCCTCGTGTCCCTCGCAGGCCTCCTTCTCGATCTGAACGATCTTCGGCGCTGAGTACTCGGCGATGGCGTCCTCAAACGCATCGGCGAATTCGGGGTCGTTCTCGAGGTGAGTCTCGACTGTGGAGCGCGCGACGCCGGCGGCCTGCTCGGCGAACCACTTGCGCCCCGTCTCTTTGAGCGCCTCCAGGTAGCGCTTCTTGGCCATGTCGTCGAACTTGATGCGGTGCTTGCGCTGGGCCTTCACGCGCCAGCCCGAGTCGTCCACCACGGGCTTGCGGGTGCCCGTGTTGCTCTCGCGCGGCTTGCCGTCCTTCCGGAGCACGCCCTGGCCGCGCCCGCGCTTTCCGCCCGTCTTCTTTGGTGCCGTCACGGTCTCGTCCTCAGGTAAAACTCCATCACCTCGCGGTCGCTCAGCGTGCGCCCCCACTTCAGGGCCTGTCGGCACGTGCCCTCGAATCCCTCGAGGTAGCGGAGCTGGTTGCCCAGCGAGTGGGTCGCAACGGTTGCCTCGTCGACCACGGCGCCGTCGATGAACAGCGCCATGCGCTGGGTCGTCGCGTCATAGGTCACAGCCACCAGGTGCTCGGCGCCCGTGAAGGCCGCGTAGCTCGCGCTCACGTCGATGCCGCCGTGGCCCGCCACGAGCAGGTTGCCCGGCGTGATCTCGAAGGCCTCAGCGCCGCCGCTCGCGGGGCGAATGAGTCCGCTGTCGGTAGGGGCCGCGGTGGCCGATATCCAGAGCAGCTTGGTGTAGTTGGCGGTCTGCAGATCGTCGGGTGGATTCAGCACCTCGAAGTAGTCGCCCGAGCTGCCCGTCCACACGCCGCTGCCGATGGTGCCGCCGCTGTTGGTGAACTTGCGCTGCTGAGGCGACAGGTCGCTCAGCCCGTTCGCGAAGTCGACCCACGCCGTGAGCCCGTCGGCCACGTAGTACATGTGCGAGTAGTTCACGGCCTCGATCTGGTGCGTCATTGCCGATGCGTTGGAGCGCGACGAGACCAGGAACGCGCGCGGGGTAGGGGCGTCCTCCCGCAGGAGCAGGTAGGTCGTGCGCACGCCGGAACCTGGGTCGACCTGCACATCGGCGAGCGAGCCCGCGATCTGGAGCTCGCGCGAGCTCGGGCTGGTGATGACGCGCCGGTCGTAGGTGCTCCCGTCGGGGTGCTGCAGGTGCACGCGGTATTCGACGCCGCCAACCAGCGCGACGGGCTGGCTCGTGATGATGCGGTCTCCGTCGATGGCGATGACGTCGCCCGTCTGCGTCCCGGCCTTGGTCTCGTCGGCGACCAGAATGCGCTGCCGCGCGCCGAGGAGCTCAGCCTCCTGCGTTGCCTCGACGGTCATGCTCTGCCGCTGGTAGAGCATCTTGTGGTAGGCCCTGTAGGCGTGCCAGTACGCCTGAACGGCGGAGCGTAGACCGATGACCTTGAGCTGCCGCGGCCGCAGCTTGGGGCCGACCTTTGGCACCACGACCTTGGTGTGTGCGTCGTCGAGCGGGTCGACATAGCCGACCTCGACGGAGTCATTCTCGGTGGGCGGGCCAAACGTGTGCGTGATCTTCTGGCTGCCGATCGTCGTGTTGCGATGGTTGAGCAGCAGCACGGCATCGTCGGTGGCGAGCTCGGGGCGCACCTTGATGACGCCTCCCTCGCGGTAGGCGACGCAAAACGCGCTCTGGCAGATGGCCTGGAGCGTCTCCTCGAAGCTTAGGTCCGCGTCGTCGAACGTGAAGTTGAACGACGTTGCGACGTCGCCCACGGGGAACTCGCTGAATACGCTGGCTCGGACCAGATCCATCGCCGCCACGATGCCGGCGAAGTCGATATTGGCGTCGGCAAGGCCGCCGATTGTCGAGTCCTTCATGACGGTGAACAGGCAGTTCTCCGTGGCGCTGTTCGCCACCGCCGCGCCACCGAACGTGGTGCCGTTCCAGGTCTGAATCTTCCGCGTCGCGAAGCAGTTGAGCTCGCGATTCTTGACCCGCAGCGCACCGCTCGTCGCCACCGTCCTGGTGTGGATCGTCGTGACGTCGCCGAAGCTGATGTTGCCCGGCTTGCTCATCGAGTAGCAGTGCGTCCACCGGACCTCGTCGCCGACCGTGCCCGAGAAGTGCGCATAGACCGGCGGGTCTGCGGCAAGGATGGCTCCAAACACAGCTACCTCGGCCGCGTCGGTCTGGCGCTGGCGCCGCGGCGTGTTGGTGAGTCGCCGCGCCTGCACGAGCACCCGCGTGCTGGTCAGCCCCGTCGGCTTGCAGCGCAGCGTGAGCGCGCGCTGGCCACGCGCCGTGGCAGATCCCTGCAGCGTGCCCGAGAACGCCTGCGGCGTGCCGTCTGGAAGCCCCGAGGCGTCCGCCGGCGTGATGATGACCTGGATGTTCACGTTGAGCGCGAGCGTGGTCACGCCGTCATCCAGGAAGAGCCCGCGCGGCGCCGTGAAGTTGCAGACGATCTCGAAGTCCGCGCCCCCGTCTGGGTGCTCAAAGTCGACGAAGAACGGGCCGGCGTAGAGGTGGCTGAGCGGCGTGACCTGCGCGTATTCGTTGAACCCTCCCGTGTAGGGGAACAGGCCGCCCGGATCTTGCAGCGTCTCGAAGTAGGGCTGAAGCAGCGCCCATTCGGCCTGCTGCGCCACCGGTATGGCGACGGTGAGCTCGACGTAGATGGGCGACACAGGCACGTTCACCGTGAGCACCTGCAGCCCCGTCACCTCGAGCGGCTCGCCCGGCGCTGACGTCACGGGCGTGCTCAGGTCCGGCGCCGTACCGGCCCCGCCGGGCTGCACGAAGGGCCAGAACACGAAGAGCTCGTCGCCTACCTCGACGCGATCTGTGATCTCGTCCGGTGACGACGTGAAGGGCACGCGGATGACGCCTGTGCCGTCGCCGTTGTCGAAGAACGACATGAGCACGGGCACGTCGCCGTTCTGCGGGAACGCGGTGCCATAGAACGTGTAGTCGTTGAACGCCGCGAGCTCCTGCCCGTTCACCGACTCGACGGCGTAGACGGTGTAGACGTCATCCTCGATGGGCTCGCCGATGGTCAGGTCGGGGTCATGGTTCGAGATGCCGTCTGTCGGCGCCTTGCCGGGCCCGTAGACCTCGGCCGATGCGCCGTTGATCTGGCTGATGAGCATGTCGCCGTCGCGGATGTCCTGCACCGCATGAGCGCCCTGGCCGACGCAGTAGTAGGCGAGCTCGACCTCGACGTGGTTCTCGTAGATGGTGTAGGGGACAGCCAGCAGGTCCGGCACCGAGCGGACGCCGCCGAGGATGTAGGGGATGCGCTGGTCGGGGCGCGCCTCGTTGCCGCGTCGATCGAGCGCGTTGTTGGGGCTCCCGCCCTGCGCGCGCGCATGCTGCTGCGGCGTCTTGACGTTGGGGACGTCGGGGAGAATCGACTGAATCAGCTTGATCGCGCCGTAGATGATGCCCAGGCCACCCGTGATTGGATCGATGCCGGCGGGATAGACCCGCACCACGACCGTTCCCTCGAGCGCGGCGATGAGCGGCACGTCTGCGGCCACCTCCGGCGTCACGTCGTATTCGGCCTTGCCGACGCGGTGATAGAGACGCGCCGTCCGCGGCCAGCGCCCGAAGCGCTCGATGAGCCAGGGCACGAGCTCGGGCGTCTGATGGGTCTCGAAACGGCTCGGCTCGAGCGCGTTCGGAACGACCACGACCTGGACGCTCATGCCGCCTCCGGCGCGCTGTCGCGCGGCAGGTAGTAGTCGAGCCGGTCCCACTCACGGGTCACGTCGCTCCACCACGAGTGGCGCACACCCTGGGGCGTCATGTGCAGGATCCGCCAGCGCACCAGCACGCCGACGTGCGGGATCTCGGAGCGCCGGCGGAGCAGCACGATGCAGGGTTGCCGGGGGCGTTCCAGGCGCACGAAGCCGGGGCCCTCCGCTGCCTCCCACGCCGCCTCGTCGAGCGAGGATAGGTCGGTCTGCGGCGGCGTCAGGTCGCCCAGGTCCAGGCCGGTCATGTCACGCCACACGTCGCGCACGAGGTGCCAGCAATTGCTGGTGCGCAGGTCGAAGCGACGCGCCATGTAGTCGTCGCTGTGCACGGTGCGCATCACAGGAAACCTCGGAGCATCGGGAAGTCCTCTAGGGCGTAGAGGATGCCCGTGCGGCTCGCGTTGAGCTCGGGCGCCTGAGCCTCGAACGAGGCCCCCTCGCGCGTCGTGGTCACGCTGGCGATCTCCAGCACGCGCTCCGAGCCCGCGATGGGCGCAGCGAGGTCGTCGGAGCGAAAGGCGCGGTAGGTGAGGGTGGGCCGCTCATTCATCCCATTGGCCTCCCAGACCGCCTCGATCTCCTTCGCGATGATCTCGCCGACGTCTCCGAGCGTGATAGACAGGGCCTGCACCAGATCGTCGGTCGACGCGATAGGCAGCACGCGCATGGGGCAGTACTCGTAGTCATCGCCGTCCGCCGTGATGCCCGCCGGCGCATTGCGGACGAGCCGGTAGGTCTGCGAGAAGTCGGGGTGCGAGATCTCGATGGTGTCGAGACGTACTACACCGGTCGATGAGCTCAAGAAGAACTCGGCCGCTGTGGTCACAGAGCTTCCTTGCTGAGCCGCAGCGCGAGCCGCTCCAGCGCATTGGCCTCACGCTGCCGAATGCGCTCACGCGACACGCCCATGTCGTCGCCGATCTCGCCGAGCGTACGGTCGCGCCAGAAGCGGTTCCGGATGATGCACCGCTCCTTTTCACCAAGCGATTCGACTGCCGAATCGACCAGAACCTCCAGGTCGCTCTGCTCGGCGTGCGCGTCCTGGTCGCTCTCCGAGCGCAGCAAGTCGAGCCAGGTATCGCCGGGCTCATCGGGATTCAGCGGAGCGTCGAGTGACAGGGCATCCAGATGCAGCCTCTCGCCGCGCTTGTACGCATCCGTTTGCGCGTGCACCGGGACACGCACCGTGCGGCGCTCGTTCATGACGGCGCGCTGGATGAATGCTCGGACCCACCAGTTCGCATACGTGCTGAACTTCAGGCCGCGCTCGGGCTCGAAGCGCTGCGCAGCGTGGTGTATGCCGAGCCAGCCCGCCTGGAACAGGTCTTCCCATTCGAGGCATCCGCCGATGAAGCGCCTGTAGCGCTGCACGCAGCGGCAGATGAGCCCACCGTGCGCGGTGACGTCGATGCCGTTGATGATGCGCTCGGCCTTCATCGAGCCACCTGAAAGTGCGGACCGTCGATGAGCGGTCTTGCCTCTGGCCCATGAATGGCCTTGAAACGTGCCACGTAGTTCTCGATTGCCAGCCCCAGTTTGGCGGGGTTTAGGTCCACTAATTTGCGGTCCCACACTGCGCCCCAAGTGATGGTAACCCCGAACTCCAGGGCAGCCTCTCGCATCGCGATCGCGACCTGGATGCAGGCCGGCATCTGCCACTGCTCGCGCCCCGCGATCCACGGCACGAGGTCGAGCGCATGCCCTGTCAGGTGGTAGCTGTCGAGCGTGCGCGAGACGCCGTTGCGTACGAGCTCGCGCTGTCGCTCAATGGTCCGCAAGCCTTCGAACACGGTGAAGTCGACCGACGTCGTGGCGATGGCGCGGCGCGCGCACCGCACGAGGCGCGGGTCGACGCCCTCCAGGTTCTCTTCGCTTCGACTTCCGAACATGAACATGGCGTTACTCGGCTCCCGGCGCACTGTGCGCAGCGGTGTGCGCCCACTTCTTGCCGTGAACGATCAGGTACACCGCCGACTTTGAGACACCGAATTGTGTCCCGAGCTGCTTCATGGTGACGCCGCCCGCTGCGTATTCCGCGCGGATGTCGCGCGCGTCCTGCTCGGTTAGCTTCGCGCTGCCGTGGCGCTCGCCGCGGGCAAGGCGATCCGGTCGCAGTCGCGCGTAGTGACCCTCGCCGCACGTTGGACGGTTTCTGCCTTTCGCGTCGCGGTCGGCGTTGTTCTCAATGCGCGTGCCCTCGAAGAGGTGGGCGTCGTTCACGCAGCTCGGGTTGTCGCAATGGTGGAGCGCGCACGGTTCAGGCCAGCGCCCGTGCGCCAGGAAAAACGCGACGCGATTGGCGTTCTCAGGTTTCCCCATGAACCGAACACGCCCGTAGCCTTCGGGCGAACAATATGCCGTCCACACGTGGCACGGCCCAAGATCGGGTCGATGCGCTGGCACTGGGCCATTGCGATCCACCTTGGCGTTGAAGCGATCGCGGTCGTTCATGTTCTCACTCAGGCAGCAAGATCACTGCGCCGCCCTGCTTGTCAGGGGAGAGCGCCTGTGAGAGCGTCGTATTCAATACGCCCCAGTCCGGATTGATCACGGCGGCGTTTTGAAGCTCGATGCTCTCGGGTGTCGGATGGGAGAGGATAGTGAATGTCCCGTCAAGATCCAGGACAACGCCACTCGATGTGCCTCGGCACCCGACCAGGAGCACTTCGCGGCCGTCCAGAAATTCTGCCATGTTGGGGCTGTAGCCCTCCGCCGTGTTGCCCACGACCAC